TTAATTTGAACTTAACTCAGATGAATGCTGATAACAGATTGTCTATCTGTCAGCAAACCAACACTTTGCAAAATGCTATTACTTCAGGATTCTGCAACTTGTCTAGTGAAAATGCTACAAGATTTAACATTCTTGGTGCTAAGATAGATGCTCAGACTCAGATTATCAATGACAAGTTCTGTCAATTAGAGATGAGAGAAATGCAGAATAAGATCGACACGTTACGTGACGAGAAGAACGCATTGCAATCTTCTGCATTGCTACAACAACAGACTTCTAATATCGTTAGTTAAATTAGACCTTGTCCGGTTCCTGCTTACTTAACATGTAATCCTTATGGATGTAATGGTGGGTTAAATGGATACGGTTACGGTTATCCTTACGGATACGGCGATAGCTGTTGCGCTTAATAAGAAAGGAGGCAATTATGTATCCTTTCGTATTTAATCCATTTGGTAGAAACAACACCGTAAATATTTTAGATCTAGTAATACCTAAAGTAAAAACTATAGCAATAGGTGAGTCCACTGAAAATGTAGTATTAGGTATCTGTCCTAAAGTATGGTGTAGATTACCTAAAGAAGGTGTAATTGTTTTGGAGGTACGCCACACGGCAGAAGCATCGGGAGCTAGTCTACCTGTGTTTATTTCAGTTTCTGGTTCTGTAAGTACTGCTTCTAATACTCACAATATACCTTTAGTAAATGCTTCAAGTGCACCAATTACTGGTTCACAAGTTAGTGCTGGGAACAGATACATTGCATATTTTAACAAATGTGACAATGTAATACAGTTAATGAGTTATACTCCTGCTGCTCCTACACCAGCTGCTTAATATATTAATCAAGATATATGGGCAGCTATGAGAGTTGCCCATATTCTTTAAACTTATAAAGATATGACATTCTCTCAGTTAACGTCGGGTACCAGAATACACGTACTCGAGATAACAGGTACTTTTAAAAAGAACACAACGTACAGTTTAGGAACGGTAGTCAGTGTATCAAAACCCTATGACGAACCAATGCCACCGACACAATTTCCGATGCCTATGCAAAATAGACGTAAGCTCGTGGATCTAGTGATTTCGTGTGATGGTGAACAAAGAAAACTGTCAGTATCTGAAGATAAAACAATGATGACTGATTCAAACATTGGTCTTACTATAGCAACAGAAAAATCACAAATTGTTAACATGGTTAAGCAGTCTCTAGAAGATTGCAGAATCAAGAAAGAGAGCCTAAGTAAGATTGATGAGGAGATGAGGAGATGTGAAGACATCTTAAAAATACTTAATGTAAATTCGGACATAACAACCAATGTGACAAAAGATTTCAAAGAACTTGATGAATTGAGAGCTGAAGTGAAAGAGCTTAAACAACTTTTACAAAATATTTCTACTGTTCGTCCGGAAGAAAACAATATAGATCCTCCTACTGAGGAAAAAGAAAATGAAATCTAAAACACAAAGGTTGGCTATTTAGTCAACCTTTTTTATTTTAAAACAATATGAGTACACTTTATAATAATAAATACGACATTCTAGCTAGTACAATTCAGCCTAATCCTACATCTGTTAAATATTGGGCAGATTTATCATCTAATGCAAATGGTGGAGATCTAAAGTATTTTAATGGTACTAAATGGGTTCTAGTTAATAATAAAGCTACTGAAGATATTTCTCAGATAAAACAGCAGATAGCGGATTTAGAACAAAACAAAGAAGATAAAGTTGAAGGTAAAGGATTGTCTACTGAAGACTATACTACACAAGAAAAAAATAAACTTGCCAGTCTTCAAAACTATAACGATGATGAAGTAAGAGAGTTAATTTCAGCTTTGAATCTTAGATTGACTACTCTAGAAGGTGATTATGAAGCTTTAGAAGCTAGAGTTGCTGCATTAGAAACACCAGCTGCGTAATGGAATTAACATTAAATAGAATCTTTCTTGGTAGCTCTGCAACTATTGGAGAGCTACTAGTCAATGATAAACATTTGTGTGATACCCTCGAAGATAGAGTAAGACCAGAAGGAGAAAAGGTTTATGGTAAAACTGCAATACCTGAAGGTACATATGAAGTTAAATTAACTCACTCTCCAAGATTTAAGAAAATATTACCAGAGATTCTTAATGTACCTAACTTTAGTGGTATTAGAATTCATACTGGTAATAGTTCTAAAGATACAGAAGGGTGTATACTTGTAGGTACATGGGATGGTGAGAAAGAAGATTGGGTAGGTAATTCTAGAATAGCATTCGATGAACTAATGACTTTACTTGAGGAAGCTACAAATAATAAAGAAAAAATAACAATAACTGTAAAAAGTTTATTAGATTAATTATGATATTTAATTCACTAAATACAATAATAGATGATATATTTCTTACTTATAGAGATAGTAATATATCTGAAAGTGAGAATTTGTCACGCATACAAGTAGAACAGTGGATTCATCAATATAGGGCCTATTTAATTAAGCAAGATTTAGATAAAGGTCGAGATATTAATCCTAGTTATATACAAACGTTAGGTCCATTGCATATATCTAAAGTAAGTACATGCGGTGTTCCTAATGGGTTTCATTATATATCAGATGAGGAATTACCTAAATTTATAGATTTGCATTTTGGTACTGGTCTAGTAGCAGTTAAAGACATGTATGGTAACCTCATTCAAGTTGGTAATGAAACAAAAGCTAAATATCAGACAAGTAGAAAATATACATGTAATGATTATATCGCTTACTTAAAGAATAATCATTTATATTTAAATGGACCTGGCTTTCTAGAGTATGTAGAAATAGAAGGCATCTTAGAAGACCCCACAAAAGTAGCAGATTGTTATGACTATGATGGGCCATACCCTATCCCTGCTAATATGATTCCTACTTTGAAAAACTTAATATTTAGCAAAGAACTAAATATAATGTTAACTGTACCTACTGATAATACAAATAATAGTACTAATGATGTAAAACAATAATGAATGGAAACTAAGTCATATACTGGAAAAGATTTTTATACTAGCTACTGTGATTACATAGAAGATAACCCATTATATCAAGTAGACTATAAAACATTTAGAGGAATAATTAATGATTACTTTAAATACTTGAGAGATGAACTAATAGAAAATGGTAAAGAAATAAAGTTACCATGCAGATTAGGTACATTAAGTGTAATTAAGCATAAGCCTAAAGAGTATTCTGGAAAGAGTCTTAGAATAGATTATGCTGAATCAAAGAAGCTAGGTAAAATGGTATATCACTTAAATGAACATTCAAACTTCTATAAATATAGATTTTATTGGAACAAGCATAATATGCTTACATCAAATAAGACTATGTATCAATTAGTAATGACTAGAGATAATAAGAGGCGGCTAGCCCAAATTATTAAAAATAAGGAAAGGGATTATCTTGAACTTTAAATTTTACTATAACGGACACACACAGATTGATGATGTTGCTGGAGTATATGCTATTGTCAATCTATTGAATAATAAAAAATATATTGGTAGTTCTACTAATTTACGAAAAAGATACAGACAACATTATAATGCTCTATCTAAAAATAAGCATGTGAATATACATTTACAAAATGCTTTTAACAAATATGGAGAAGATAAGTTCGAATTTTGGATATTAGAAACTTGTGATAAAGTAAAAGATACCTTGATTTTCATTGAACAAAAATATATCGATTCAGATGGAGATTATAATATATGCAAATTAGCTTCTCATCATTCTGGAGAAGTTTATACAGGGCATGTTATAAAAGATGATCAAAAAAAGTGCATAGCAGAATCTAATAAAAACAGAATATGGTCAAAAGAATCTAGAGAAAAAATATCTATAGCTAGTAAAAATTATAAGTATATTATATCTCTTAGAAAAAAAATTCTGCAATTTGATTTGAATGATAATTTAATTGCAGAATATAGCTCAATAACAGATGCCGCTATGTCTCTTGGTAATATAAATAGAAGAGTAAATATAAAAAGATGTTGTCAGGGGAATAGAAAAACTGCTTATAATTATAAATGGAAATATAAAAATGATAACGAAATTAGTTAGTTCAAAAGTAGCTATTGCAAAAGTTATTGCTGATCTAGGTTTGCAAGAGGATGAAATATTGATCTCAGACATGCGTGAATGGATTGGAGAAGGTATTGAAAAAATTGGTGCAGTACAACAGTTTGAACATATTGTTTCAGGTGTAGAAGGGGCTCCAATTATCAAAATACACTGCCATCAAGCACAGTTACCTTGTAACCTACATAAACTACACCAAGTTGCATATTCTTTTAATTGTGATGGGCCTTGGTTTCCTATGAGGAAAGCTACAGGTTCATTTGCTGCTTGGGGTTGTGATGAATGCTGTGATTGTGAAAAACCCGAAATGTGGGTTAAGGATGAAGTATTAGTAAATCTAGTTGTAGATCTATACGGTAATATTGATAAAACCGAAGCACTAGAAATGCTAAATACTAATAAAAACATGAAGACAATACTTAGGAACCTAATTAATAAGCATACTATTAATTTAGATTATATGAAAGGTAATACAAGTACGAATCCTAATTGGGATTTGCAGTACAGTATTAAACCCGGTTATATAATGACAAATACACCATGTGGATATCTAAAATTATCATATAGTGCTATACCTACTGATGAAGATGGTTATCCATTGATTCCAGATAGTGCTTCATATATGGAAGCAATTTACTGGTACATTGCACAAAAGATAGGATTTCAAAAGTATATAAGAGGGGAAATGAATCAACGTATATATTATGATATGCGTAATTCTTGGAACTTCTACTGTAAGCAAGCATATGCAGAAGCTATGCTACCTAATGAAGATGAATTAGAGTCTATTAAAAATACATGGAACAAGATACATACAGAATTTCTTGATCATAATACGTTTTATAGTCATACTGGTTCTAGACAACATATATATAATGCCAATTAATTATGAGTGCAAGAAGACAAACAAATACATTCTCTGGTGGTCTTAATATGGACGTAGATTATTCTGTGTTAAAGGATAATCAATATATATATGCAGAGAACATTCGTATACTAACGAATGAAGGATCTTCTTTTGCAGCAATGCAAAATATAGAAGGATTCTTAATGTGTAGACCTTCTTCAAATTTGTCTGGTGAAACTATTATACACGTTACCACAGTAAGAGATTGGGCGATTGTTTTTACTAAGGTTAATGGTACAAATAACAATAATGTCTATAGAATTGATTTTTCTAGATCCCAAGAGGAACCAATTGTAACAAAAGTAGTAACTAATAGACCTTTAGATATAGAAGTATCATCTAGCAACGTAGCTGCAATTAGTAGTGTATGTAGATGGGAAGCAAGTAATAATGTAAAAGTATATTGGGCAGATGGTCATTCACAAATTAAAGTAATCAATGTGGATGATGATCACATATCTAGTAATTCATCTATTACTTCGGATACTATAGTAATGCTACCAAAGGCTACATTACCTCCATTTGAATTTAATGGATTTGGAACAGGTAGTTTAGAATCTGGAATGATACAGTACTGTTATCAATTGTTTAAAGTAAGAGGTACAGAGTCTGCAATATCTCCACTTACCCCTCTTTATCATTTGAGTGATGGTGATCAAAAGACAAATTATAATGCTGTAAAAGGAAGTTCTAAAGGACAGAATACTGGTAAATCTATAAAACTACAAGTAAGAAATAATAGCACTGGATTTGATAGACTTAGAATAATCTCCTTATTCTATAAGGCAAAGAATGAAGTACCTGTAATATCTATAGTAGATGATATAGTTATTGGCACTGGTTCTGTAATAAACTATGAAGATAAAGGTGGTAGTTTAGTATCAGAATTAAGTATTGATGAATTTAATTCATTAGCTAATTATACGTTTATACCTGAAGTAATAGAATCTAAAGATAATAGGCTATTTGCTGCTAATCTTACTGAGGAAACATGGGATGTAGAATATGATGCTAGAGCATTTAGAGCTAATTCTTCTGGTAATGTATTATTGCTATCTAACTCTGGTTCTTCGTTAAACTTTGCTCTATCAGCATTAACTACTACAAATATACCTAAAGACCACGATTGTATATGCCCATTTAATGTTGATGGTAGTGCTTATAAATACACTACTTCTCCAACAGGAGGATATATACAAGGTGGTAAAGGTAAGAATGTGTCTTATAGGTTTATTACTACAGACTTGTTAGAAGATGGATCTACTACATCAAGAGGAATGGTAAATGAAGAATTTACATTTAATGCCTCATCAAGATCTCTTACTAGTCTAGATATCAACTACGAGGGAAATGACAAATCAAATTCAATAAGTTTATCATCTGGTAATAAGATACCAAACTATTCTAATGCTGAAATAGAATCCAAAGTAAAAGGATATATGAGGGATGAAATCTATAGATTTGGTATTGTATTATACAATAAACAAGGTTTAGCATCCCCTGTACATTGGATAGGTGATATAAGAATGCCGTCTAATAAAGATTCTGGTTATAAGTTTTTTACTTCCAATGAAGCTAGTGATTATGGGTCTAATTTATCAGTTGTTACTAAACCACTTGGTATTGAATTTGAAGTAAAGAATTTACCTTCAGATGTGGTAAGATATGAAATAGTTAGATGTGAAAGAACACTGTCTGATAGAACCATATTAGCGCAAGGTGTAGTAAGTTGTATTACAAATTATGATAGAGATTCTAACATCTTAACACCTTTCCCATATCTAGCTTATTCAAACAAGCACGGTTACTATGCAAAGACTCACAACAATGGAGATTTCCAATATACCTTTAATTTGTCAAATACACAATCTAACAATTATTTCATGTTTGTATCTCCAGAAATAGCAGTCAACAGAGAAAATGCTGATGCATTAATTGATAAGTTTCAAACAGTTGAAAAGGTAGGATTTATGACATCTCCTATTACTGCGGACGGTGATTGGGGAATTACAGAAGCTGGAGCTACAAAAGTATTAGCAAATGCTAGATCTATAAAGTACGATGGTACTACGATAAAACCAACTAAAACATTAGGTAATCAACCTAGTAATGGCTATGTATCTGGAGGATGTGTTGTGATAAATAATGATGATTTTTATGCAGCATTGTTAGCTAAATACTATGGACTATATGTTGAAAGTGGTGTACAATCAGCTGCAATAGAAAGTGCAAAATATGCTGGTCCTAGTAGTCCTTGGTTAACAAACGGTGATCAGCCTTGGTATAATGCTGAAGCAGTGACTATTGGTGACAAAGTTTATTATAACTGGGTGTGGGATAATATTAGAACTGCAGGAGATGGTGAAGTAGATAAGACTGATGCAAATAATGTTAGAAAATATGGTCCACATGGAATTTGTGCTATATTTAAAAGTGATAACATGATCTCTAACATATCTTTAGCATCAGGATCTTCAAGTGCTAGATATTTAAATGCAGTAGTATTATGTAACATGAAACAAAGTGTAAATGCTTATGGTGGCAATTCCTACTCTGCTGTACAGAATTCTGTGTATATTACTACAGGAGCTAGTGCTGAATCTAGTGTTTCCACAGTGTTGTGTTATGGTGGCGATACTTATCTAAACATATTTGATTATAATAACTGTATGTTTAGTTACAATACAGATGATTATTATAATAATAAATCAAATAGATTATTTTTAGGTGCGTTCATACCATGTGAATCAAGTATTAATTTAGCATTAACCCATGCTGATTCATCTATAAATAGAACTTATCAAGCTGGTGATGGATATGCTAATCATTTTGTAGAAGACGATATAGTAACTGTTGGAGATTTATACACTCAAAATACTCCATCATATGCATACAATGACGCATATTCTGCTCAGCCTAATGCAAAGAAATTTGTAGCTAAATCTATCTATAATATAGATAATCTATTAACAGATACTCGTATCATATCTTCAGAACTGAAAACAAATAATGAAGTTACTGATTCGTGGACAAAATTTAAAGTAGCTAATTATCTTGATGTAGATACTAGATTTGGTCCAATTAATGATATGAAACTGTTTAAAAATAATTTAGTATTCTGGCAAACAGACGCTTTTGGCACAGTTGCAGTGAATGAACGTTCTATTATAACTGATAATAATCCAGGTGCTCTTACTCTAGGTACTGGTGGTATACTAGACAGATATGACTACTTTACTACAATGAATGGTGAAAGTCCAAACCAGTTAAGAGCAAATACTCAATCAGATAGCACTGTGTACTGGTATGATAGTAAACGTAATGAGATATGTGGTTTTAATGGTCAGTTACAAACAGTATCTAAATTAAAAGGGGTTCAATCTTATTTGAATAAGAATAAAGACTTATTTAAAAAAGATCCTATTGCAGTATATGATAAGAAATACAATGAAGTTCTGTTTACTCTAGGGAATAAAACACTAGCATTTAATGAACAACTAGGAGTATTTACTTCATTCTATAACTACAATCCAGACTATTATGCAGAGTTTAGTGATAAACTATATTTGTTTAAATCATTAAAACTATTTAAGTACAATGGTGGTGAACAAGCCAATTTAGATTCTGATAAAGCAAAAGTATCTGAAATAGAGTTTGTAGTAAATGCAGAATATCCACAAACTAAAACATTTGATAATGTTGAATATGGTGGTGATTTTACTACAGATACTAATTTTGATTTGATACTATTTACTACGAAAAGGCAAACTAGTGAAACATTAACTAGTGAAGACATTGATTACAGAGAGGATACTTATAAATTTGCAATTCCTCGTAATGCATTAAAGCTAAATGAAGTAGAACAGCTAGCTAATAAGTCTTATAAGGACAGAATGAAGGGAAAATATCTCATCTGTAATTATAAGTATGATTGTAATGGTGGTAATGAATTTAAAGTACCTTATATTAGTACAGCTTATAGATACTCAATGATATAATATGAAAAAGAAAATTAATAAGAAAAACGTACCAGCATATGCGTTTGGCATGGATCAACTGCCTAATTACCTTGGTGGGGCTAATGTTCTTGGCTCTGCCATTTCTGGTTTATCAGGAGAAGGTTCTACAGGTCATGCTATAGGTAGTACATTAGGTAGTGCTGCTTCTTTAGCTGGAACAGGTTTTAGTATTGGAGGGCCAATTGGTGCTGCTGCTGGTGGAGTATTAGGAGCGGCTTTTGGTTGGATTGGATCTAGAAGACGCAAAAAACAGATGGAACAAATGCGGCGCAGAAAAGAAACCATGAATAAAACTCAACTAGGTATGAATGCTGCAGCAAATCAAACAGCAGAATATTGGGATGATAATGAGTTAGCATATACTTATGAGAATGGTGGCATACTTCCTGACTTAGCCTATGTAGATAACAATGAGGTTATCAGAGGAGACGACGGAACTATTATGCAGGTTCCTAATAATAGACCTGGTACAGATAATCATTTAATTGATGCATCTAATTTAGAATCAGTATTATCTGATAAAATTAAAAGACCGGGAACAAATAAAACTTTTGCACAAGAAGGTAAAAAACTTACTAGAATGACGAAGCCAAGTAAAGGTAAAGATATATTTGCTGATAATACAAATATGTTAAATAAACGAAATGCTAACTTTGCATATGATAATCTATTATCAGAACAGGAGGAAGTAAAAGCTAAAAAAGGAATTAAACCTAAAAAGAAAGGTATTCCTGCTTATGAAAAAGGTTACAGTCTCCGACGCCCAAACATATACACAGAAGCATTAGATGAAACCGTGCCTTATGTTCCATTAGGAACACCTAAAAGTGTTAAAACTAGAACTAATGATAAATTAAGTACACCTATAGATCCTGTGCAATTACTGGAGAATAGAAAAGAGTATTGGAGGAATAATGATTTATATTATGCTGATCAATTACCGGATGTAGAAGTAACCGCTAAAGCACCTACTACTCCTGCATACATGAAACATGTCCAGCAATGGGATCCATATTGGTCTTCAGTATTAGGCGTAGCTAGTGATAGAGATAAATCTAGATCAAATATCCAATTAAATCCGAATAAGCGTATAATTCAAACATATGGTAGTGCTCCTGCTTTTTATGCTCCTGTAACAGGAGATGGTATCGACGCTATTACATATGCTAATGATGAACCGATTTCTGTTGATACACCTGTTGTACCAACTAAAACTGTGTCAGCTACTCCTGCAGTAAACACAACTAAAAGTGTACCAAGTAAAAGTACTACAAAAACTCCAAGTACAGGTTCAACTAAAAAGGTTCCTAATTATAACTTTGTAGATGCTCCAATGCTTGATATTGAAGAACCAGTTATTGATTTCAATGATGCTTATACTCAATCTTTAGAAGCGCCTAAGAAACCAGTTGCAGCAAAACCGGATTTATCTCCTATATCAAATACGGTAGGTAATAAAAAGAGTCCGAAAGATAAAGCTGGGGTTATTGATTATTCTCCAGACTGGTTGTCATTAGCTCCTACCGTATATAATGCTTTACAATCTTTACGTAATCCAGAGTATGAACAAACTGTTTTAAATCCTTACACAGGTGCTATTACTAATACTATGGCTAGACGTAGAATGAATATAGAACCTGCAAGATTAGCCAACAGTAGATCAAGGGCTATTTCAAATTATAACTTAGCAAATATTAATGCTAACACTGGTGCTAATTTAGCAGCAAGAACTCAAGCTGCTGTTGATGAGTATGCTGCTAATGCTAATATGTATGCTACTAAACAAAATGCTGATAATGCTTACTTAGGAGAATACGCTAATACTTTAAATAACTTAGGTCAACAGTTTGTTCAAAGTAGAACTCTTGCAAATGATTTAAATGCTAAAAATAGAGCAGCTGCTAGAAGCTTTGGTACTGCTGCTGTTAGTCAATTAGGACAATGGTCTCAAGTAAACAGACAGATGAAGAATCAAGCAGCAAGAGATAATATGATTTATCCATATCTAGCTAATTTCTTAGCATATGGTAATCCTACAGAGTTAATTCAACAGATGAATAGACAATATTATAAAAGATAATTATGGTAAATAGATATGATCGTCCTGCAGAAGCGCAGTTCATAAATACATATGTTCCTCTACCATTCCAGCAATTATATACTCTAGGTAAAGAAGCAAATGCTAGAGTAGATAAAGCTATTGCAGATTTATCTGGTGCTCTGGATAAATGGTCTGATTTTAGATCACCATCAGAAAAAGATACTAAGGCTTGGTACGATGAGACAATGGGTAAAGCTAAACCTATTATTGATAAATTAGCACAAAATATCGATTCTCTTAAAACTCCAGAAGGTAGAGCTCAGATTAATTCTTTAATCAATAATGTGGATAGATATAAATTAGCTACTTTAAAACAAAGTAGAGAGGGTATGCTACAAAGAATGGAAATGAATCAGAAGTTAGCAGCTGCTGGTAAGTTTAATGAAATGTGGCATGGAGTTGATTTTGCTAACTACGATACACTTACTTCTGGAATTTATAATGATGTATCTCCTTTAGCATATAAGGATGTTAGAGAGTTATCTGATCCGTATTATGCTAAGTTGCAAAGAGGATATCTATATACAAAAGGTGGTTACGATTACTTTGGAAATTCAAAGGAAGATATTGAAGCTGTAGCAGATGCTCACTATAATGATATCGTTAGTACTCCAGAAGCACAGAAGCATATGCAGTTATTTAAGCAAAGAACTGGGGCTACAGATGAAGAAGCTCAAGCTTGGTTTAGGCAACAAATTATTGATTCTAATATTGATAGAACCATTAGACCAACAAGAGAGCTTAATCAGTATGCTAAGATGGCTGCTGAGCAAGCATATCGTAGACAGTTGAAAGCTGCAGAGAACGCTCAAGGTTCTCCAGTACAATTTACTACAAAGCTTGCTGCTACACTTATGAACAGACCATATGGCCCTCAAACATCTGAAAGAGGAAACAAATTAACTTATAATTCACAGTTTGATAGAATACAAAAAACATTTGCTCCTGATAGTAAATATAGAGATATCTATATTAACAGAGTGGATGAAAATGGCACTCAATTACCTTTAAATAGAAACAAGAGTGCATATGGTATTGTATCAAGATTGTCTACAGATATTGGTTCACAAGCAAACTTTATTAATGACGCAATGCTTGATAAATCTTCTATGGTTAGAGGATTAGCAGGTACTCCAATTTATTCTGGTAATAGCGTTTATGGAATGATGACACCTGAACAATATATCAACTCTAAGTTTGGTTTAAGCGTTAATGAAGCTAACTGGAACTCAAATCGAGTTAAATTTGAAAGAGACCTTATTGCTGGTAATATTCCTAATGTGGGAGTTACACCTACTAATAAAGTACTTATTGAAAATGGTATTCCCGGTGATGAACAATTCACTCAAGAATACAAAGCGTATGTTCCAGTACAATACTTCATTGATAATGGCTATAACTTTGGAGAAACTGATCCTGAAAAGCTAATTAAAAATGAAGACTTTAATAAGTTCTTATCAACATTAAATGGTAGATTACCTAGTCCTTCTGGAGACATTGTTAAGAAACCTAATATCAAATTTGGTAGTGATAAAAATGCTGCATATAGAGAGATACAAAGTAGTGGATGGTTATCAGATCCTCAGTATGCTGCAGCTATTCAATATGATGGTATTTATGTAGAGGTACCTGTTATGCGTCAAGTACTTAATAATCAGCAAACTAGGGAAAGAGCTAATTTGGAAGAATTCCAGTATACTAAAATGGGTTCTAAATTAAATGCTGCTTACAGAGGAGATAATGAAAAATTAATCTATGAACGGTAAAAACAATATACAAGATATATCATTAGCCACTAGACTTCGCAAACAAAATTACGAAAAATATCTAGATGGTTCTAATGCTTCAAGTATTGGAGTAGGATCTACAGTAGATCCTACTTTGGTGCTTAGAGACTTAGCTGGTTATAACAAAGATAGTTATAATAAAGATTTAGATACAGAAAGCACTCTAGATGAAAGTTCTAATGATCTTAGTACTACAGAATTAATATTTAATTCTGCAAAGGCAATGCTTCGTGATATGAACGAAGCACAGTTGTCAAATACTAGAGGTGTATTACGTAGGGAAGTATTACCAAATATAGACAGATTTAATAGCAATCTTAATCTATTTTCTGCATATGACAATTTAATGTCTGAGAAGAATTCTCTTCTTAATCAATTATCTACTACTCCAGACAGTAATGAAGCAGATGCTATAGCAATTCGATTACAAGAAGTTGAAAACGAATTAAATCAGACAAAAGAAGGGTTAAATGCATTAGGAGTATCACCCGACTTAAGTAATGCTCAAGAGATACGTGCACAGCAAGAACAGCAATTACAATCATATAAAGATAGAGCTCAAGAATTATATGATGATATAGCTACAGATGAAGCTGATATTGCTAGATATAAAGTAGACGAACGCTTTCAGAGAGCTATGGAAGAGAATAGCGAATTCAAATGGACAGAACCAAGTAAATGGATATATTCTGTACCATCCGCTGTAGGTTCTTCTTCTTCTGCTTGGATGTGGCAAATAGCCCCATATGCTACTACAGCATTAAAAAGTGTAATGACTAAGAGTCTATTGAAAGCAGGTACTATGGCATTAACTGGAGCTGCTGCTGGTAGTGTAGCTCCCGGAGCTGGTACTCTTGCAGGTGGTGCTATTGGTGCTACAGCAGGAGCATTAAGCATTGCATTAGATCTAGGTAATGCTGCTATGATGATATATTCTAACTATAAGCAAGCTGAGAATGAAGCTAATGCTAATGTATCAGATGATTATAGGGATAGAGTATCTAATATATTAAGTCAAAGCGGTAGTTCTGTACAAGCTGTAGTTAATGCTGCTAGATCACAAGATTTACCAGAAGAGTTCAGTAATCTTACTGATGATAAATTATTTGAAAAGATTCTTGACGGTCAAATTCAAATAGAGGATCAATCTTTAAGTAATGCTATATCTCAAGCAAGACAAGGTCTGGACAGAGATTTTGCTCAAAACATGGCTATCACATGGGCAAGCAATTTAGCGGAAGATGCTCTTATGGTTCCTTACTTTGGAAAAATTGCAGATGGCTGGATTGGGAAAAGTCTTAATACAGTTGCATTTGGAATGAACCCTGTTGAAGGGTTAGGAGAATTAGCAGCTAGTCAAGCTAAAAAGAAAATGTCCAAGTATGTATTAGGTAGAAATGCTATTGATGTTGCAACAAAAAAATGGGCTAATAGAGCCGCAAAAGCAGCATATGTTGGAACGGATTTAGCATTGCGTAATGCTGCAACTGCGTTTAATGAAGCAATTGAAGAAGGATCACAATATACTACAGGTCAAGCCTATAAGCGTGGGGACTTTGATAGTTCTGATTTAGACCTAGAAGGATTAGCATCATCCTTAGTAGGAGCATATAAAGAAAAAGCTACTACTGTAGCTAACATATTAGGAAGTCCATTTGGCTATCAAAATCCATTATATGAAAACGATACAGAGTATTGGAACAATGTTAAGTTAGGAGCTGCTGCAAGTCTGTTATCTCCAATCCAAGGTACTGTTAATGTTAGAGGTGCTTATTCTCTTGTGAAAGATACACAAGGGATGGATAGAGTAAATGAGTTAGCTGCAAATGAAATCAATTCTAAGGAAGAGATGGAAAAAGCAATAACTTATGCTAGTGGTAAACTAAAAGGGCATGAAGCTGAGATTGTAAATGCTTGGAGTATGTTAGCTGATGGTAAAACAGAAAACTTACCAGAAGGATTTAACAGAGAGGATGCATTAGAAGAAGCTAGATTTGCATCTAGAGCTTTCTCTTTAGCTAAGAGTAAACAAATGAAATCCTTAGCTAAGACTATGGGTATTGAAGAAGATACGGAAGAATATGGTACACTTGTTGGTCTTGCAATGCAAGCAGAAAAAGAGTATACTTCTTCTATTCAAAATGCCAGAGTAAGAAGACAAGAATTAGATAATGCTAAGAATAATTTTGTAAATGACCCTATATCAGAGGAAAGCCTAACAATTGCTATAGATGATGCTTACAAACGTATCAATAGTAATGCTACTACTCAGGATGAAATTGTATCTAAAGATGAATTAAGAGAAATTTATGATAGGCAAAGACATTTGAATATCATGAATAATATGATTACTGAGATTGATACAGCAATAAATCAATTGAATGAAAATAAAAATGAATCTGAATTCAGAGGTAATCAGTATTCTTTAGCTAAATTAGAGGATATGAAGTATCGTCTAAATGCTAGAAAGAAATCTATTCTAAAGAGTATGCCATCTTGGTATAAGAATAATGCTAATACTATTAATAATGTAGATACAGCTATGCAGTTCGTTACTATGAATGAACATGTATCTGGTCTTAACAAAGCTACAGAAGATAGTATATTAGCAGAATTAATGTTAGAAAGGAACAGAGAGATCTTAAATTCATTTCATGGTATAGATAATGGTAGAATTACTCCTACTGAAGACGTAGAAAGAGAGAATATAATAGAATTAGGTAAGACTAAACCTTACAAGAAATCTAAAAAGTTAAGGCTTACTGCTTTAAGAAATATCCATGAGCATCAAGGAGACACTCTTATTAGTGAAATGTTTGATTTATATCAAACTAAGAAAGCTGAGAGTAAAGAAGCTGCAGAAGGTGCCCTAGGAGTTACTGAGCAGCAAAAGGCATCTAAACCTGTTGTTCCTTCTAAACCAGTTACTGCTCCTACTGGTCCAATGCGTACTGAGCAACAAGCAGCACCAGAAGTAGAACAAAAGCCTACTCCTCAAGTAAGGAAATCTACTAGACCTACTCAAGCTAATATCGCATCTCAAGAATTAAGTGAAGCAGATCAAGCCATCATAGCTGCTGCAGAAGGTCAAGATATTGGTTTAACTCAAAGAAAGCAGCAACCACAAGTTGAACCAGAAGTTCAACCCCAAAATAATGACAGTGCAAAAACTGAACCTGTTGAAACTAATGATGAGATATTAGGTGCAGATGAAGACCCATTTGCTGGTGGTATAGGTGGTGTCTCATCCGAAGATGTGTTTAATGAATATGGTGGAGCTGTTGAAGAGCCTACTAAGACATCAAAGAAGCCTAAAGAATCTAAACCGAAAGCAACTAAAACTGAGCAGGCTAAAAAGGATACTGCAAATGCTAAAGAAGAGTTTAATGAAGCAGCAAGAAACTTCTTTAATCTTCTTGAAGATGATACTTTAGGATTTGCATTTGACCCTGCTGCTCAAGCTGAAAAGCAAGCAAAGATATTCAAAGCTTTCTTAACAATGCTTGGTAAAGCATTTAACTTAGGAGCATATAAGTTCAAAGAAGTAGCATTGAACATGTATGAAGCTATTGGTAGGGATAGAGAAAAGCTATCTCAACATTTTGATGCTATTAAGGGAGCGTATTCTACAGCATATTATAATATGCCAGAAAATGTTAGGGGTAAAATGACAACACCAGCAGAAGTTGCTGAGATTACTGTAGATGATTTATTCGATCCTCAACCAGCAGAGTTAACTGAAGAAGAGGTTAATAATGCAGCTAAAGATGGAGTTATACCTACACCAGTCACTCCCGGTTCTGTTCCACCAGATGCTATTAGCGATGCAGAGTTAGCTGAATTCACAGAGAATAGTGAATTAGGTATTTTAAATACCTTTCATTATACTCCTACTGCTAGTACTGGTGAAATTATAGAATTAGGTGGTGCTAGGATTCAATTTTATCCTAACTCTGAATTACCTAAGCTGTTTAAAACTAAACAAGATAAACTTACTTATGAATATTCTGTAGCACCTTACTACGATAATGTTCGTAAGAAAACAGTACAATGGAATGATCCCAGTACCTATGATTATGCCAGAGTAGGATTAATAATTACCAATACTGAAAATAATAAAATGTATTGGGTTGCAATGCGAAGCCCAAATAATATTCGCAATCTTACTCCAGAGGAATATCCTGAGATGATAAGAAAACTACGGGAGCGTAGACAAGAAATTATCTCTAGATTCGTAATGAAGGATTCAAATGGATCTTTACTAAATGAGGTAGACACTAGAATAAAAGTAACACCCACTAGATTATTACTACACAATGCTATTGAAGGTACCATCTCTCAAGAGATACCAGTAAATGATAAACAATTTAAGGATGTATTTCAGTTTAGTGGTAATTTAGATGAAGAAATCAATAACTTTGGTTATAGTACTGGTGTTAGAGGTACAAGCACAATATTTACTGTAGAAGGTGATAATACCGGTTTCATTGGTACTACTTCTGGTGGTGTGTATTATATTATTGATGGTAAAAAAAGATTATCTGGTAGACCATTACCATTAAAATTATCTTTAGCAAGATTCAATTCTTATCCTAAATTAGCAGAAGCGATTTCTACTATAGTATTTAAAAGCGGATTTAAAGGTGGACAGAACATAAATAATACAGATTTAATTGCATCTGATATTATTGAAATGTTCTTAAACTATGGTGAACCTACTTCTGTAAATAATGAATCTGATATTAGTGATTCTGCAAAAGCTAATTTGCGTAATAAACAATTGTATATAGACAATAAAGGTCAATTTGGTGTATTGCACTATGGTATTAATGAAGTATCGCTAGCTGGTTTGTCTATTGCACAGAAAGAGCAAGAAAGAAAGCATTTTGAAGATTGGTTATTATCTAATGGTTCTATGCCTTTCAAAGTCCCTTCAAAAGGGAATGATAAGTTAGCAGTTAACATGAAAATGAATCTATTATTTTCTGGTAGACTGGCTAGTAGTGTTGAAAAAGCAGGTGGCAGATTAGAATTATTTGATGGTATAGTATTTACTAGAGAAGATATGAATCATACATTACTATCTTGGATGATAAGAAATGGTATGATTAAATCTAATCTTAATGCAGAAAGATATGAAAGACCATATGTAATTGCAGATGGTATGACTCAGGATATGCCTACAACTATACCTGATTCTACAGCAACTCCAGCAATAGAAGAAGCTACTAAATCTGAAGCACCTAAACCATCTAGAAGACGTAGATCATTTAGCGATTTATCTAGTATGGGCGGCAGTCAAAAAGAAGTTAAAGTGAACTTTACTCCTAATAAGAAGTATACTACTAAGGAGAAACTGAATAAGGTTCAAGCTAAAAACTTCTTGAAACAAAAGTTAGGTATGACAGATGCAGAGATTAATATAATTGATGCAGCTGTATCTTCTGATATGCCCGCAACAGCTTTATCTTATATGACTAAAGATAGTATTACGTTATATAATAGTGATCCAGCTGGTGTAGAATTTCACGAAGCATACCATAGAGTATCTCTATTATTACTATCAGATCAAGAAAGAAATAAAGTATATGAAGAGTATCGTAGAATTCACCCTAATCTTAAGAATGCATCTGATAAATATGTAGAAGAAGCGTTAGCAGAAGAATTTAGAGGGTATATGATGTATAAGACACCGAGAAAGTCTTATAGGATTACTAAGTGGTTTGAAAAACTACGAGACTTCATTATGTCTTTATTTGGTAGAACTACTCCTACTAAAATCTTTAGAGGTATATATGAAGGTAAATATGCTAATATCCCAGTAAGCCAAGAAGCTAAAGATAGATTTGAGAAAGCTTATAGAAATAGGGTAAACTTTACTCAACATGGGTACACTTTCCAAAACATAAAATCTCTTGATAACTATAATCAGGCTGTAGAATTCTTTGCAATATCTTATATTAATCAATCATTAAGCTCACAATCTTTTGTAGATGATCTTACAAAAATACAGATTGATTATCAAGATATGCGTGATCTACTTGAGGATTTATCATATGACGATAATGCTACACCAGAGCAAAGAGCAGCTGCTAATGAATTATATGAGCACTTTGATATATTCCAAAAAGATATTAAGTCCTATCTTGATTCTTTAAGCCTAAGACAGGTGAAAGAAGAACAGGAATATGATGAAACTGAGGAAAGAGATGGTGGCGAAATCGAAAAGGAAAACTTTGATAAATATGATAAAGCTTCCTACGAAGTATCTGTATTACATAATATTAGACCTGCTGTAAAACTTTTCTTATCTTCTATTGAAGATCGTGTATACGATAAAGCTACAGATAGTTATGTAAGAGATATGAATGCTGAAACTGGTATACCTAGAGTAACACCATTCCTTACAGCTTGGAGAAGAATTGTAGATAAATTATTTGATGAAGATACTTATGATGGATTAATCAGGAAATCTGCTCAATTAGCAAAAACTGATCCATTCTATGCTTCAGTGTATAATAAGTTATCCTCAGTAAAGGATTCTAATCTTCAGACTCAAATATTTCAAACTATCACTGGTTATAGACATAACTTCCTTACAGTAGGATTCCAAAATGTTGGAACAGATACTATTCAATACATAGCTAACTTAGGTGGTAGTGTTAATCTACGTAATGGTAAAAAACTGGTATCTGATTGGAATAAAAACTTCTTTAGTAGTAATATGACTATTACTGATGCTGATGGTAATAAGAAACCTAACATGGAGTTACTAAAGACTATTAGGGATGATATCAACACATTAAATACTAGGCTAGCTAGAATGAATGAATCTACTAGCAACGAAGATTTCAATGCAGTTTTATATAGCTATGTAGATGTATATAATAAGATTGGTATTGCAATTAATTTTGATACTTTATATCAAGCTATTGTAGATAAGGTATCGTCAGTCAATTCAGTTAATAAGCCAACAATACTACAAGCAGCTAAAGAATTGTTATCTAGTAATAGAGATGGTAGTCTAGCTAAAGCAATTCCTGAAATTTTGCGTAGACCTGTTAAAGATAAACCTAATGATAGAATCAAAAGATCTATTGATGGTGTGTTTACTGGGGAAAACAGTATATTAAACTTAGCTATTATTCACTATCGTCTTAATAATAATAATCTAGAAGAGAAAGTATTAGGACCTAAGAATACTACAGTATACCCATTATCTAAGCATAATTATCTTACTTTGGAAATTAAGAAGCTTAATAATGATAGAAATTATGTTAGTAGATTGTTGAAATGTCCTATTAACTCTTCTTCACTAGTCTATAATGCATTAAAGAATAGTCCTAATACTAGACTTACTGTAGGTACTTTGCTTAATATTACAGAATATAATTCTGGTAATACAGGTACAGATTATCAATCAGCTCCTAGAATAGAAACCTTTATTTCCAAATTTGTACTTTCTGAGAAGGATATTCTTATCTTACCTACAATGTCTGATAAAAAGACATATATGCCAATTCAAGGATTAAAGATGTTTAAAGGCCGTACTTTAAATATTACTCCTGATAATGATAAGGTTAAAATAAAATTTTCTGATGATGTATTAAATCAATTCTATAAATACTACAGAAGTGAATATGATGCAATTCTACAGTATCGTAGAATGAAATTAGCAGAAGATAAGATTGATGATGCCAACAGACCTACTATGTACTTTGGTAAAAGGGGTGAGGATAATGGTAAAGGAGGTAAGTTTAGAATCGCTCGTGGTGTATATCATTATGAAGATGGTAATGTACAATACATGTCTTTCAGTTCAATGAGCGATAAAGAATTGATGGATTATTTTAATGATGTTGATCAATTGAAAGAAGACTTAAATACTACATTACAAGTGTTTGTTGATAAACAATTAGATTATGTACGAAAACTGGGTTTAATTGGTACAATGGTCGACTCAAAAACAGGTGAAGAAATCTATACAAATAAATTTTTACCGGTTGGATCTATAAATGAAAGATCTAATGATTTATCTAATAGTATTTACACATTAGCAGGAGATAGCAATAAGAATTATAGAGATAGTATTGCAATATATGATGCTATTTCTACATTTACTGTTAATAACTTTGTATCAATGTTTGAAACAGAAAAGATCCTGTATAAAGATGTAGCATTCTTTAAGAATTATCCTGATGTGTCTAAACGTCTTGCTGGTACATTATCAACTGGTGATAGACCTAGAACAGACTTCTCTGATCCTAATCATATAATGAATAAGGTTACTAGATACAAACAAGGTAGATATAATGTAGCTGGATTAAAAGATGTTGAGTTGCGTACTAATCAACCAAAAGAATTATACAAAGCAATCTATGATGCATATGTAAGGGAATTAATGGAAAACTCTGGTAAATATACCAAAGAATACATTGATACTGTATTTGAATCTGGTGATCTATTCAGTAATGAGAGTATACCACAAGGTATTAAAGATAAAGCTAAAGAGAGTACAGAGCGTGACTTATCATTGTATGGTGATATTAAGATGAATAAAGAAGGTAATATTGAGGTTAATGAAGAAGAAACTCCAATTAACCAAGCTGATGCATCTGTATACTGTTCACCTACTATGTATAAAGCTATCTTAGCTAGTCAAGGTTTATTAGATCCTAAAGTAGAAGAAGCTATTGATTACGTAGAGCAACATGCTGATGATTTAGGTGATATTAGAAAATATGTAAATACATTATCTGCTGTATTATCTCCTAAAAAGATGGTATACTTTGGTAATGAAATACTTCAACCAATACCCGGTGAATTCATTAATATGCCTATCTTTAATAAGATGGCTATATTCCCGTTATTTAAAGTACTAGCTACTGGAGATTTAAGAATATTGTATGATAGGATGAATGATGTTAATAATCCTATTGATATGTTTACTACAAAATCCGCAGTAAAAGTAGGTAATATCAAAGAGTATGATTTCTATACAGATGCTACTCAAAATGAAATAACAGAAGAATTCAAAAAGGATGATAAAGGAACCTATTCTAAACCTATTGTATATAGACAACAGAATTTTGGTAACTTACTTAATCAGATGCCTATTGAAGCCCATGATGCTGAAAAGCGTATGTTGGTTACTCAGGCTATGAAGACAGTATTCTCTAATATCAGATTAGATGGAGACTATTTTATTCCTTCTAGTAGTGGTGTAGACCAAGATACTACAGGTAGAAAAGGTAAGAAAGTCAGTGGTAGACAGCTAGTTAAATTAGCAATGGACGCTATTGATAATTTATCAGATAGAGGACTCAATAGAATTCTTAAGGATTTGCACGCTGAAAAGAATGAAGATGGTACATATTCTTTTAAGGATCTACAAGGTATATCTGATAAATTAGTAAGGGATATGATTTCATCTAATATGGATTCTGATATTATTGATCAAGTTACTCTTGATGAAACTGGTAATTTTAAGGTTCCATTGTCTGCTTCTCCTGTAGCTAAGCAATTGGTTACAAAGATTATATCCGCAGTAAACAAAGAAACTGTAGATATTAATCTACCGGGTGGTACATTTGTGCAGATGTCTTCCTTTGGTTTAAAATCTATTGATAAAGTAAAAGCTAGTGAAGCTGGTCAATATTCTAAGTATCAAATTAATAATGGTGAAAGACTTAAACTAATTGCAGATGATAGATCTATGGAGTGTGTTATTTCAATAAATCTATTGAAACACATAATCCCCGGATATGAAAATATGTCATTCTTACAGGCTAGGCAGTGGTTAATGGATAACAATATAATTGGTCCAAATGCTTCACCATCTGCAATGGCATATCGTGTACCTACTCAGGGTATGTCTTCTATTGCTGCTTTAACTATTAAAGATGTAGTAATGTCTCAAGCAGGAGATATAATTATACTACCAGATGAGTTTACTGCAAGAACTGGTTCTGACTTTGATATTGATAAGTTATTCTTGACAAGATATAATTATACTTCTCGTAGAAGTAATAAGCCCGGAAGAGAAGCAACTAAAGATGAAAAAGAATTAGCATTAAGTGGTTTTAATGAATATGCTGATGAAATCTTAGCTATTAAAGACGGTGAGCCTGTTACAAGAAGATCAACGCAGAATATGGCAGCATTGGTTAATGATTACCTTAAGAGTAAGAATTCTAATGTTATGTATGATGTTACAGATGCAACCTATAAGGTTTATCCATATATATCTTCTAAGACAGAATTTGATTATAATAAACCAATGAATGAGCAATCACAAGGCGCTATAGAAAACCTATTGATTGATACATTTATGGCTTCATTACTTGATTCTAAAAATACTCATGATACCACTAGACCATTGGATGTTCCTGTTAACATCATGAAAAACGGTATTGTAAAGAAGTATTTCCCTGATAAAAAGAATGATGCTGCTTTATATGAGTATACAGAAGAATATCAAGATACTTTAAAACAAGACTTCGCTGATAGTAAAGGTGGTATTGGACCATTTGCATTAAATAACCCGCATCATGTATTAGGTCAGTTAGTTGAATTAGTAATGCAATCTCCAGAGTACTTACCGAATATAGGTAACTTGCATAAAGTAAATGGTGTAGATGACATTCATATTCTAGACTGGTTATCTGCATTGATTAGTGCTCACGTTGACGTTGCTAAAGATAACTATATTATCAAGCTAAATGTAAATGGATTTACCTATAATCTTACTAACTTTTTATTAAGAAATGGTGCTGGCAAGAATACTATGTATTTTGTTTCACAAGAGATCATGAAAGATCTTGCAAATGATTATATACAGAGTAGGGGAGTTTATGGTATAGATAATACTAAACCATTTTATAGAAGATTCCAAGAAAAGGAAAAAGCAGTATATGATAAATTTGTTACTAAAGCAAAGAGTTTAGCTAAATCCAATGAGGATAAAGAAAATCTTGATCTCTTACTTAAGAATGAACAAGTTACAGATCAAGTATTGTTTGAGGTTCCTGAACAAGGAAAGTTAGGTTATTTAGAAAATCTTCTTCGTAAAGCAAATGATAAAGAAAAAGATTTTGACTATTACTATGGACAAATACTTGTATATAA